ACACTGGACGACCGTAAATTCATACGACGAGTGTAGACGACACGCGATTCGTAAAGGTGGGCCAGGTTTTATCGTGCAAACGAGATATCACCCAGATATTAAAAATAAAAATAAACTCGGGTGCGGCGTGTACACGTCACTCGACCATTATAAGAAGCTCGATCATACCACTATAGATAGTGCCCATATAGTAGGATGCGCGAACCACATTGCATCTATAAAGAATAAATGTAAATTAAATATTAAAGGAGAAACCACCACAAATACAATTAATTTACGAGATCCTTGAGTTTCATACGATTTTGCATGTGCAAATCTTCGACCTCCTTCTTGTTTTGTGCCGAATAAGGAACTGCAAACGCGTTATCACACAACCATTTATTAACATTCGTCCACTGACCATCCTCTGATACCCAAACTTCTGCTAATATACGACCAAATTTACCCCTAGAATCCTTCTCTGGGCATCTGAGCTGAATCTCTATATCATCCCTGTCAGACGCCACCGCTTTGAGACACCAATCTTTCAGTTTCTTTTTGGCCAATAGACCATATTTTTTCTCTTCCAAATCGCGTGTACGGGATTCTGGTGTATCTATTCCCAAAAGGCGCACCCTCTGTCTAGTACAAACATCGAACCCCAAATCCAAAGTTACGTCTATGGTGTCCCCGTCAACGATCTTCTCTATCGACGTGACTTGGTATACGAAATTGCATGGAGATTCGGAATATGTACTCATTCTTTATATTATCTATGATTTTAATTATTCAGAAAACATAATATAAAGATTATACACGATATTAAACCAAGATGACCAATAAAACCGATATACTCATAAATATCCTTGGTTGGATTGGTTCTATTCTATTGACTCTAAATCTAATACCCCAGATATACAAAATTCACAAAACACACAAAGCCGAAGATATCAGTAGTACATTTCTCATAGTAAACACAATGGGATTGATCATGTATTCTTTTTACGGGTGGTATTATCGCATTCTCCAGGTCGCTGTATCCACGAGTATCAGCGCACTTATGTGTATATACATAATGATATTAAAAATAAAATGCGACAAAGATTGTGCGTGTAAAGTTTCAGTACAACCCCCTGTATGACTATTGAACTAACCGCGTTCATGTGAATTTATAAATAGATCTTATAATTATATACCAATGTCTTTATTGATCTATAGTCCCAAATGTAGCTATAGCTTGGATGTTGTGAATTTTATCAATAAACACCCCCAATTAAAACAGATTGTTAAATTTCATAATATCAATACACACGGCATACCTCCTCAGTATAGAAACAAAATAACCCGAGTTCCTACAATGCTCACAAAAAATGGAAAAATTCTTGTGGGAAATGAAATACGTAATTGGTTAGATTCACTTTTACCAGTAGAAGAACCTGAGACGTGTGGTTTTGGTGATTGTGCGATGACCTCGCTCGAAAGTTCTGCAAATAATATGGATGTGTTTGCATTAGACAATTATGGTCAATCATTACAACCCGCCATGACGAGAGACCTCGAAGATAAGATAAGTAGATCTGTCACGGACGCATACAATAACAGTATGAAGAAATAATTGATATAAAGAATTGAGCTACTTTTAAAGGAGATATGAAGTTGGCTACCATACAAGCGTCTGCCATTAAATCAACTTTTGAGGTATTGAAAGACATACTCAATGACGTGAATTTATATTTTAGACCCGACGGTTTATATATAGTAACGCTCGATACTGCAAGAACGTCTTTGGTAGATATGTTCCTGGTAGCCGATAATTTTGAAGAATATTACTGCGAACAGGAAATCGTTGCGGGTATAAATGTATCAAATACATTTAAACTACTAAAATCCATTACAAATAACGACGTTCTAGTCATGACCATAGATAGTAAAGAATATATGAATCTAGAAATACACAACGAACAGAAAAAGACGTGTACCAAATTCGAACTAAAACTTCTCGATATAAACGAACATATCATAGAAGTTCCTGAGATGAATATGACGACCATAACACCAATGCCGTCTGTAGATTTTCAGAGAATATGTAGAGATATGTACAATATAGGAAGTGACATAAAAATCACGCGTTCGGAAAATACACTTAAATTGAAATGTGTCGGCGATTTTGCAAATCAGGAAACGTGTATCGAATGTATCGAAGAAAGTCCAACCATTTCTGGAGTCTATTCCCTTCGTTACATGAATATTTTTACGAAAGCAACAAGTATGTGTTCCACTGTTCAAATTATGCAAGAAGAACAAAACCGCTTCTTAATTCTAAAGTACAATGTAGCTTGCTTAGGAGAGTTAAAATTCTATTTAGCAACTAAGGTATCCGAAGATCAGTAATCTTAGAACCACTTGTGTTTATAACCTTATGCGTACCTATAGCCGATACAAGTTTTATCTTAGGAAACGATTCCTGTAAAGTTTCCTTATCATAGTATAACATATCGGATACAAGTACGTCCTCGCCGTGAAAATCACCCCGTGGACCCGCGTAACGCTTTATCTTGTTTAGAATATCCTGTTGTGGTTTATCGTCTTGATCCAGTAAATGTGCACTTACTAAAGGTATACTAAAAGACATGGTGGATCCCGAATTTGGTGGCCATTCGTGATTCATATCGTATGTTAAAAATTTATAAATCTTATCGTTATACCAATACTTTACCCTGACGAGTGTCTTCGGTATGTTGTTTGGTACGGTGACATTTCTATACGCGACGCCATTAAGATCCTTAAAATGCATTTCGGAAATATCATCCCATTTACTGATCTCGTCTTTCCAGAAATTATCTTCTATTTCTGGAACGATCGAATTATCGACCTCGTACTCTAATAATTGATCTGATATCCTATAGTCTGGGATGCTTATGAAAAATTTAATAGTGTCGTAAACCCAAACAATAACATTAGTTAAAAGATTGAATAACATTATAATATAATATATGGAGGGGAATTTTTTATCACGATATTACAACAAAATAGAAAAATGGAATAATTCGATAGAAAACGACCCGAAAAATAAAGATATATACGAAAGGGAGATGTCCGAATATATTATTAATTGTATGCCCTATATGAATAGATATATAGAAGACACTAATCAGGAAGATGAAGACAGAGAAGTCACAACCGATAACGTATTTAACTGTAAAGAAACATCTGGATTAAAGAAAAAAGATATATTTACAGATTATCTCGTAAATGTAGAAAATTTAACCATAGATACACCAATTCAAAGATGTAAAGAAGAATGTCCAAATTGCCCTGAAAGTACCCTTTACCATATAAGTGATATGGGTGAACTTGTATGTGAAGAATGTGGACTTGTTATAAAAACTATTATAAGTGAAGAACTCACGTATAGGGAAGAACAGGAAACTTCTGAAAAAATAGTTAATTATTCATATAAACGAGACAACCATTTCAATGAGTGGTTGTCTCAATTTCAGGCACAAGAGATGACAACTATACCACCGGATGTCATAGAACAACTGCGGGCGGAGTTGAAAAAAATAAGAATAAAAAGTGTCGATGAAATTACACACGCACGGGTCCGAAGCTTATTGAAAAAACTAAAACTAAATAAGTACTATGAACATGTACCCTATATAACAAATATTCTTTCTGGTATCAGGCCTCCTAAAATGCCTCAGGAATTAGAAGAGCGACTTCGAATTATGTTCAAAGATATACAAAAACCGTTTGATGACAATTGTCCCAAAGAAAGAAAGAACTTCTTATCCTATAGTTACGTTCTCTACAAATTCTGTGAATTATTATCAGAAGACTCGTATCTTCGATATTTCCCCCTCTTAAAAAGTAAGGAAAAGCTTTATCAGCAAGATGTCATTTGGAAAAAAATATGCAATGATTTGATGTGGGAATATATCCCAACAATCTAATATTTATATACATATATGAAGCTTACAAAAACGTTTAGTTATGACAATGGCGCTCATTTTGCGTTACTTTCAGAAATGGCATACAAGAAATCTGAAAAGGAATTTCGAAAAGAAATCCAAAATCGTGGATATAATTACGATGTTAAATATTTCGATATAGATGGCGCGCAATGTTATGGTTTAACAGACAGCGACTCTATAATATTTGCGTTTAGGGGTACAGAACCCGATACATTTAATGATGTCCAGGCGGATTTAAAAGTATTCCCAGTGAAGGATGGACCAGAAGGTCTCGATGCAAGAATTCATCGGGGATTTAAAGATGAAGTTGATACTTTATGGAAACCCATAACTAAATGGTTAAAAGAAAATGGTAAGAATAAACAAGTTTACACGTGTGGACACTCTTTAGGTGGGGCCATGAGTGGAATTTGTGCATCGCGTATAGATGGGAGTATATGTTATAACTATGGATGTCCTCGAATTGGAACGAAAAAATGGGGTAAATTATTTAATAAAAATCATACCATGTATCGTTTCGTTAATGATAGAGATATCGTACCCAGAATCCCTCCAGCGTGGATGAGGTATAAACATGTAGGTGATTTATTCCATATAAATAAAGACGGTGATAAAATCACTAAAAACCCCGGTCCATGGAAACAGTTTAAAACAGGGTGTATGAATATGGTACAAAACCCACTAAGAATAACCCAAGGTGTGTCCGATCACGACATGGGCGAATATCGTAGATATATAGAAAATTGGAGTAAGGTCGTAAAGGAAGTATAAAGATATAATTCTAAAAATGTACATGGATAAATATTATCAATCTTGTCTAAATGATATAAAATTTCATACAGACAAAATTCAGGAGATTATAAAAGATGGATTGTCAAATCCCGAAGAGTATTATAAACAGTCGAGAGAACAATGGAAATTTATATATAATATGATCCCGTTTATGTATTTCGCACAATTTTGCGAATCTCAACGGGAAGGTTCGGCCACGGTGGAAAATTTACAAGATACGCCTCATTCAAATTCAACAGGTTTAGATAATTGTGCGCCTGCAACTCCATAACATCTGTGAGTGATTTTATAGCCTTGAATTCTAAAACAATCGTCCCATCAATAATTATATCCGCTCGAACATTTCCTATTGTATGTCCTTCGAATACAATAGGAACTATTCTCTCTGTTTCATAATTAATCCCCTTCTGTCTCAACATAACTTCCATCGCGTTATGATAGACCCTCTCACTAAACCCTGGTCCGAGAGTCTTGTAAATATGATTACATAAATCTCGGATCATTTATTTATAGTACATCCTAATCTTTAATACAAAAGTGTTCCAGTCGCGCGAAAGTATAACATAGATACACCCAATAAGCACAAGATTAAAAAGATAATCAAAGAAATCGTAGATCCATTATTCTTTTTCTTACCTTCCATGTTGTTTATTATACAATTACAAAATATAAAAAATTAGTTCCTCATACTAAGGACCATTAAAAGGCAGCAACAACAGCTACACGAGGAACATATAGATGGAAGTGATAAGAGCATTCTACAATTACAAAATATAATAAATACAAATAAAGAATATACTATATACAAATTCATAAGAGAAATGAATAAACTTTGTGTGAAAAAATTAGCATATGACGCGATCATTCCCACTCGAGGTTCCAAAGACGCTGTGGGGTATGATTTATATTCAAATGTAGATTATATCATTGAACCGAATGAACGTGAACTCATTGGTACCGGTATTTCGACAAGTTTCCCTGATGGAGTGTATGGACGCGTCGCTCCTCGATCTGGGCTCGCTGTTAAGAAAGGAATCAATGTAGGAGCGGGGGTCATAGACCCCGACTATACTGGTGAAATTAAGGTATTGTTATTCAATCACGGAAAGGATAAATTCGTGATTGAAAAGGGTGATAGAATCGCACAACTCGTACTCGAAAAGTGTGCGACTCCAGAAATTCATGAATTGGAATTATTAGAAGAAACCGAGCGAGGTGGTGGTGGATTTGGGTCTACTGGTGTCTAATTTATTTACTGTGATACTTCTTAATGTCTTTCTTCGTAAACGGAATTCGAGTTATGGGACTTTGTGGCGTTTTACCGCTCTTCTTCGCCACACCCTTAATAATCTTTAAAGCGCGTTTATTATATACGTGTTTTACTTTACCATTACTGCCAATATTCGACTCTAAATACACGCGTTTACTGGCTGGAATCATATTCTTTTTTCCTGGATACATTTCGTTATTAAACCACGCCATGACATTCTTGTTTTTTGTATTGTTTTTGTTTTTGTTTTTGTTTTTGTTATTGTTATTGTTATTCGAATTGGAATTAGAATTAGAATTAGAATTGGGAATATATCTTAAAATACCGCGACGTTCGTTCATGGTACGTTGTCTGCTTTGTCGTTGTCCTTGCCGCCGTCCTCGATTACCATCGTCGGTATTATAAAATCCCGATCTGAAACTACCCATTGTAAACCTGGGCACCGTCATTGATCCACCTATTCGCCGCGAACTACTAACAGGCATTATTACTATAAGTATATATTTTATATAAATAAGAACTGAGAATTTCTTATTAATATTGATATTAATACAATTTAACTATGATATTTATACGTATCGCTTAACAATGTAAAACATAGCGGCCGCGACAACACCGGTAGATGCAAGTCCAACCATGCTTCTATTACCATTCGCGTTCAAAAATTGGGGTACAAAATTCGCCAACTTCTCCTGAACTGGTTTACTGATAGCCGCGCCAGTACACACAGCAATTAAAACAAGTTGCAATTGCTCGTCTGTGAGGTTGAGGGGGTTTCCTGTACTCTTCTTTTCTTCTGTTTGTGCTTGTTGTTGAACTGGTTGTTGCAAAGCCATCATTGGCGCCTGCATTTGAGATTGAACCATGCGTGGATCGGCGGCCATCATTGGTGGTTCCAGTGGTTCTTGTGTCTGGCCCATAATATCCGAAATTGGTGTAGAGTCCATTGTCTGTTTATTTTCACTTATATTTTTTTCCGGGAAATTCTGCGAGGTATTTGGAATAAACGATGTCGATGGGTTATTTAACGACACCATACCATCACCCGAATCAGCTAAATTTAGTGTGTGCACATCGGTCATTTAATAGTATCTAACTTTTTTCCCAAAAAACATTTACGCGCTTCGTCCTGTAGTTATCACGTCGTAATTTGGATGTATTTCTCTTAACATCCGCCTGTATTTTGGTAAAATATGATCTCTCTCCCGTGCAGTCATGGTATCGTTGACGCGAATCTGGGTTTTTTCGTGGTTTACATCTATATAAAATGAATACCCATGACTAAAAGTGGAATCGTCTGCAATTTCTGAGGGTAATCTCGTATGTGGAAATAATAACTCTTCGGGTAATTTCAACGAGATTGTGGGTAACGCGTGTACTTTCCTAATTTGTCTTTTAATTAACTCTCGAACAAGTGTCATTTCTTTTTAGTTATAGTAAAATTTGTATTCTTTGCCGCTGACTTAAGGTTTCCTTTTTTCATATTATCGTGTTTTGGATTAAACATCTTTTTATGCGTTTGCCAGAATTGAGGTGCACCGACCTTAAAATTTTTACGTACACTCGCTTTATACCAAAATACACAGTCCTCAATTCTATTTGATTTTGAAGTGTTGTCAAGTACAAGACATTCATAGTTTTCCGTACAAGCATCCATCACCTGATTAAACAGATGAAAAGAAGGAAAAATCCCCATGAAGCTCTTATAGAGCTTTTCTCGATTTTGTATTATGTTCTCGCGTAAAATAAAAACATAGTCTACATTTGCGCGTAAAGCGGGTGGAAGGTCCATACAATATTGCATAGTAAGCATAAAGAATATTTTCCAATGTCTTCCATTCATAAAACACTGTCTAATACATGTATCTTTCATGAATTTAGAATCATACATACAATCATCTAAAAGTAAAAATGCTCCACTATTCTGTGTCTTTCCTGAACCTATAAGTTTTCTCTGTCTTTCTAATACTCGTTCTATAGCCTCTCTATCATAATCCCCGTATATGAATAAATCTGGAACGTATTGTTGATAATAATGATTCCCCTCCTCTGTTGCCGACATAACAACGCCCGCTGGTAGATGTTTCTTATGAAACAGAATATCCGTTACCAGAGTAGATTTACCAGTATTACGTTTACCTATAAATACACAAACTTTATCGTCTGCCATTCGTTCAGGTTTGAATTTTCGTAATTGAAGATTCATCTAAAATATAGCGTCGTTTTAATTCACAAAATTTTACTCACGAATAGTAAGAATGGCCGGACGTTTAAATCTAGCTACTAAAGGAATTCCTGATAAATGGCTCACGGGAGAACCTCAATTCTCGTATTTCTTGATGAACTTCAGACGGCATACTCGATTCGCAGCAGAGTCAATAGAAACACCATTTGACGGTACGGTCGACTTCGATAATATTTTAGAATGTCGTATACCCAATAATAAAGGAGATCTCATTAGAAGTATGATGCTTCGATTCACCCTAACACATCCGTCTGGGACAAATGCACGATTTAATAAATCTATAGGTACTCGTATAATAGACTACATAGATCTATCTATTGGTGGTCAAACTATACAGCGTCTCACCGGTGAATACATATATATGTACGACCAGCTCCATAATACAACAGACGACACAAATCAAACACTCTATTTTTTAACGGGACATGACCAATATATAACGGTTGGTACCGAATTTACATATAATGTACTCCTACCCTTCTATTTTTTCCGACACCCGAGTTTAGCTTTACCTGTACATGCACTCACGAAACAACTCGTGGAAATTCGGGTTAAATTCAAACCACTAAAGGATGTATCTATATCCTATTCGGGTGGTACTGCATCTACACCCCCATCGAATGTTGCGTCTACTATGAAAAATCTGTCCCTGATAACGGATTTCTTTTATATAACAGAAGATGAACGTAATTTCATGCTCACGAGACCCATCGAATATGTGATAACACAAGTTCAAAAATCACAATTTCGTATGGAGTCGGGAGAATCTAAAAAGGCAATCATGGTGAATTTTAAAAACCCGGTCAAAGAGATGTATTTCATAGCTATTAAAGACGGGGGAATAGATGAACATACAAAAATTAATAACGTTACGTTAAAATTCAACAATAATACCGTTATAGATGCAGATTATATGATGTTAGAAAATGAACAACCTCTTAAATATCATACCGGATACCCAGATACCAACTCCAGATTTGGGTTATATAGTTTTTCTCTTAAACCGGAAACATATAGACCGACAGGACAAGTAAATATGAGTCGAGTTTCTCATAAACTACTTGAAATGGAACTCGCCAATTCAAGTGGTAACACTGTTAGGGTTTACGCCGTAAATTATAACGTTTTAAGAATAGAAAGCGGTCTAGGTGGTTTAAAATTTTAGGTAGTAATAATAGTAATGGCCGGTAGAGTACAACTCGCAACATCAGGCCCACAAGACATATTCTTTACAGAAGACCCAGAGTATACGTATTTTATAAAGAATTTCAAAAAACATACAAATTTTTCTACGTTCTTTGTTGATCTTGACGTAGATGGTGAAGTAGAATTTGGAAATAATTTACGTTGTACGATTCCACAAAATCAAGGGGATCTCTTAAAAACATTAAGTTTTAAAATTGAATTATCACCCATAAACCAATCCTTGGTGGGAGGTACAGATGGGACTAGGTATAACGAATCAATTGGACACGCCATGTTTGAGTATGTAGAGCTTTTTATTGGTGGTCAATTAATACAACGCATACCGCGAAACTTTCTACAAATTTATAGCGAACTGTACATAACACAAACAAACCAGACCCCATTAGCTACCCTAATAGGAAAACCACCAGGTGAATTATCTGGATCTAAAGTTAATGGTTCGGATATATTGGGATATCTCCCATATGCCACTGTAGATACTAAATATTTTGTAGACATTCCATTCTATTTCTATAATAATCCAGAATTGGCGATTCCATTATGTGCCATAGATAAACAAGAAGTCGAAGTCGTATTTAAATTGGCGAATTCTGCAGATTGTTATCACTATCAGGAAACATCTGGTGGATATCTACGCAGACATGGTATCGAAATCAAAAACCTTATTAAAAGTCTCAAAGTCACTGCCGAAATGGTCTGTTTAGATGAACCAGAAAGAGCTAAACTACAAAGCAACAAAATTGATTATATAGTAACGCAAATACAGGAAAATACATTTGATCCACTTCCCAGAGAAGATAACCATAACACATTTTCAGAAGCGACATATAGACTGAATTTTGTAAACCCTGTAAAAGAACTATTCTTTGTGATTCAAAAGGTCATACCAGTTCCCAGCAATACTCGGTGGGTATCCGCCTTTGATTGGGACCACACCGAACAAATTCTAAACACGGGATCTTCTCACTCGAGCGCTATTCCTATGTCGAGATATATAAATTATGAAAATCTTCATCACCTTTCATTAACACTCGATGGGGAAACTATTTTGGACGAAGATACAGGTAGCTTAATAAATCTACGCGCAGTTCAAAGTGGTATACACCATTCACGAACACCCCTTTACCGACGTTTCTATTCGTATAGCTTCAGTCTCGAACCAGAGCGCTGGTACCCAACTGGACAGAAAAACTTCAGTTTTATAAAAAACCAAAACATCAAAATAAAAATCAACCCACACGTTGGATTCGGAGACCGCGGCTTGCGTGTATATGCCCTAAGTTACAACATACTTCGCATTGAAAATGGGATCAGTAAAATACTATTTATACAATAATGGACATCGAACAAACAGCCGTTAATATAATTCAACCCGTATTAGAGCAAGCTCTGGTATTATCAGGAGAATACGCAAAAGCGTGTGGGCGTGATACAATTTTATCCCAAGATATGGAATATTGTATTAAATATTGCGCCATGAACAAAGTAGGACTACATTCCGGTTCCCTTTTCCCGGAAATATACGACGATGATGACGAAGATAGTGATGAAGAAGATTTTGAAATTGTTAACGAAAAAGAAGAAGGTTTAAAATTTGAACGTTATTCAGGGGACGATGATAAATTCCTGAAAATAAACGAATCCTACGATATTTGGGACGAGTGGGTACCTCAAAATGAGGCAGAACAAATGATAAAAGATTCCATCGATAATAATTCCGAATTAACTGATGATAATTACGATGATTTCTGGGAAAGAACACAATAAATAAAAAACATTTATCATAATAATGGAATTAGATCCTACCGAAGTTCCATCAGGGTGGGACGACGCTGATTACAAACACTTTAGTGTGTGTGGAAGCGATACTTCCGAAACTGAAACGGATACGGATACAGATTCGTGTGCAGATTCCACCACCACAGAAACCACTATCTCGGAGCAAACCATTACACATGTTCAGTTAGTTGATTCATGTGAAAATAATAAACCTCGCAAATTTAACAAAAAAGTTAAAGATATGAAAGGATTTGAAAAAAACGAATACAAGAAAATATTAGTCGAGGAGGAACTACTCCCAGAATAAAATATCTTTTAATAGTATAAAAAATGGACGAAACACTCACGCTTGTTACTCAGGAACTCGAATCTCAAAGCCTCAACGCCGTCGTTGCTGGCTTCAGCTTCGCTGCTGCGCTCTCTTGGATGGATCTCGTGCGATGGGTTATCAACCAAATCGTCAAGGTTAACAAGAATGGTGGTGCGAACTACGCTTTGACTGCGATCTTCACTACCTTGTTGTCGGTTCTCGTCTATCTCGGTATCTCCAGATTGTCTCCACGTGTCGAAAAGCCACGCACACCAGTCTTCGCCGTTACTCGATAGATTTTGGTTTTCTCATAAATATCAATAATATGAGACCAGTTAATACTATTACAAAAATAGATACAAACGCATCCCATCTATGCGGATCCTCTAATTCGGGGATTTTCATAGGCGGTGGGAGAGACATATCTCTCATAACTTTAGGAACACTCTCTAGTTTATTCGTAGAACACGTTACTGCTAGTTTAAGTATATGATTTGCACTTCTAAAATCGTATGGAATTAATTGATTATTACTACTGTAAAAGAATTGTACACGCAAACTCGTTATATTCCTGGGTCCGGAATCAAAATTATGCTCAACAATGTCGTCGACACCTGAAAAATTAATAACATCCCCGCACATCAGGATACGACCCGTGTAAAAGGGGGTCTTTGAAAATATAGTCTTGTTAAATTCTTCAGAACCACTACTTAATTTTACTATAATCGCATCGGGTCCCTGTAAATTTATAGCTCCCGTTTTTAGTGTTTGTGTTCCACCTACATTCGTGGATGAAACATTACTCGCAGAAAACCCTAAAATATCGTGTGGTGTCGTGTACCCATCTACGAGTACATTGGTGTGATACCCACGCACACCTCCATAAAATTCGAGTGTAAATGGTGTTGACGAATTTGTAAATGTGATATCATTCGTACCAGAATCGTACGCAGCTGTCGCTATATTTGAACAAGCCGAAGTCATAGCTGAAGCGAGTGTAGCTCCTGAATAGTTATCATTTGGTAATGACGTCGTTACCCCATTCACAGAAAACGTATTATTGCGTTCATTGATTAACATTTGACTCGCGTGTATTCGGGCTGATATAAGTGAAATTTTAGTCACGTCGTAAATTGGATTTTTTAAACTCACAACATAGTCTGCGGGATTGGGATATAAAACAGGATCTCTTTCACCACTATCTATGTCTAAGGTATGTACCTTCATTAAAATATATGGATAATATTTTAATGATTGTTTATCTCGATCTTATACTGATTTTATTACAATTATGAAAGACTATGCGCGAGTGGGTTCTTCTGGAGTTGGTGTTTGGCCAAGTCCAAATTCATATTAGCCGCGTGTGGGTTATACATACCCTTATATGCGTTAAACTGGTGGAATTTAGAGTTTTCATATTGTTGTGTCCACGCTCCGTTAGCGGCATTCACACG